TCTCATTAATGTCTTTTAAAGACTTATTAAAATGATGATATCTCTCATAGCATACTGCTACGTGAGTCTCTAAACTCTCTGCTTCTAAATGTGCTAATTTTGGTTCTTTCTCAGCCATTATAGCATCTCCCTAAATTAAATTTCTAATTGTATTTATCATTTGTAGCCAGGAATTAATCTTCAAGTAAAACCAAAAAGGAGACATTATGTCTCCTCTCTCAATTAATTAATTTAATTAATTTAATTATTTTCTATCAAATGGTCTGCCCAATTGGCCTCTTTTAGTGCTATATGTTGTTGCACCTATTCTTTTTCCTAATGCCCTGCCTGCGGCACCTGCGGCTGCGATTGCTCCGATACCAGCGGCTGCTTTTACGATTGGTTTATCCCACATATTCTTCTTTTTATCTTCACTATCATCCACAATATAATTACCTCGTTTCTGAAGTTTTAGAAGTGCTGGCATTATTTCTGCCAATCTTGCTTTTCTACGCATCCACTGAACTAATCGTGTAACAACTAATGCTCTTTGATTTTGACTTAAGTTGTCCCAGTCTCCTACAAGTCTACGAACAGACTTTAACATGCCATCTTGGACATTTAAATTTCTTTGATATCTTAATAGATATCTTTGCTCAAATGATGAATCACTTCTATTATTAGAATAATGAAGTAAAAATCTTAGAATATCTGGCTTCTGTAGCATAAGTCTGCCTTTTGCTATCTCATCTTTCTCGTCATCACCAATATCATTATCTTTACCCATCAAACGATTAAGAGCCATATACATATCTGTGCCATTAGTTCTGAAATAATCAAAATTTCTGTAAGACATAGTACGAGATGCTATATCACCTGCCAGTGGGGCAAAGTCATAATCTTTATTAAAAATATTTAATATAAGAAAATGAACGAAGACTAAATCAGCCGCATCGTTAATATTAACATCATTTGCCATCTTTTTAGTTCTGAATAATCTACTTTCAGAAAGAGTGTTGACAAACTGAACTTTGTTTACCATTTTCTGCAACTCCAATATCTTGCTTTATGTTTTGGTCCAGGGTTATCACAATTGTGTCTTGCTCTGAAATTCTTTCGTTTTCCTGGATTAGACTTTTTAATTCTGACACCTTTTTGTCCGAAGTTCACTTTAACTACATTACCTTTGTCGTTTTTAACATAAACTTTAAATTTCTTAACATCACCTGCCATAGGCTTGTTTAGTTTAACAGTACGCCCTTGGTATTCTGCTTCGAAAAGACCATCTTCACAATATGCAAGATAACCATATTCTTCGTGGAAGTCTTGTGTGTCTTCTAATGTGATTTCTTCAGTAAGGTCTACTGATTGTTGTGTCAATTCTGTCAGTTTCATATCTTTTTATTTCCCGTTTTCTTTTGCAATGGCAACGCAAGTATCTGTCGCTGTTGTTTTAAACCATCTAGGAGCAAATCCGTGTAAGAACACAGCAATTGCACCTATCAACAAACGAAACGCAATACTCATCGCATGCCTGAAATGTTGCCATCGAGTCATATTTACTTGTTCTAAATGTAATTTACACTCTTTGCTATACATCATTTTTTCCTTTATTGTATTTATCTTATGTTACTGCTCCGCTCGTAACACGTTTGCTGTTAGGATGTCTCTTTGCTACGAAAGTTGAATGTGACAGGTTCTTTTTACTTGCTTTCTGTCCTCTTTTTGGTGTTTTCACGTGTGGTACTGCTCTTTTGCCCATTGTCTTATTATTAGTAGTTAAAAAATTATCTCTCTTGCCTCATGTTTGCCGCTGTGAATCCTGCTCTATTTACCAGTTTCACATCTTTGTCTATTACATATCCTTCTCCGCCTCTTTCACCATTTGTACTGGCTTCTATATCTGCTGGTTGAGAATCTAATGCTGTAATAATCTTATTCTTTGTAGTCATTACACCTTTAATAAATGTAAATATTGCTTCAAATCCATCACTATTTTCTTGTGTGTATTGAATTACTCTTTCTTTTTTAGGTCCACTTAGTTTTGATGCTTCTACCCATTCGCTAAAGTTATTTCCTAAGTTGTCTAAGTTGCCTGCTTTTGTACTGTTATTAATATAGGTATAAAGAATGTTACGAAAATCTGTCATTTTTAATTCGGCTGGCACTGCTAGTAACTTATCAATTGCATTTGCATTTGATTTTAAATAACTTTCTAAGCGGTCTACTTCTGGCAAGTCAACACCCGGAGATGTAGTAACATAGACAGGTGGCATAATAAATGTTCTGCCATCTCTGAGTTGTCCCATATCTACACTACTTTTATTTCCTTCTAAATCGATTGATTGATGCACTACAATACCTACATCACTTCTTGCAATCTTTTGACCTATTTCGCTTTTTTCGTTCACTGAATATGTTGTAGTATTTGGCTTAAAAATAAGTCTGCCATCTTGTGATGGTGGTGTTGAGAACCACAATAGGTCACCGTGTAAGTATCCTCTAAAGTCTTCAGGTATTACACTCTCTACTTTGTCCCATATATTTTTCATTTGGGTTGCGAATTCTCTACGACTATCCTCGATTTCGCCCTTGGCTCTGTTTAAAAACATTTGCTCTAAGTCATCACTGCTTGTTACTCTGCCGTTATAACCTTTAGCACCAAATCCACTTTTGTCTGTAAGAACGAATTCGCCATTCTCATTACGACCAAAGATAACTGCTGGTGAGCCATCCCATTTGATACTAATTGATGAAGGAGAAGTTTCTATCTGGTGTAATTTAGCGATTGCTTTTTTACCACCTTCACTTCCTGCTGGCCCATCAAGACCCAGAACGAGGTCTTCTAAGTGCTGAATTCTAGCACTTTCTTTTAGGGCTTTATCTAATAATTTCTTCATCTTCTGATGAAAGCCCACTTGTTTATTTCGAGGTTTTCTTGGTCCTCTAAATCTTCTTTGACGACCTTTGCCTAATATATCTTCAACTTTCATCTTACTTATCCCCGTATGGATTTTCACCTGTCATATACGGTTTTGAAAACCATAACTTGAACCACTCTTTTGTTCCTGGTTCTATTTTATGTTTCTTCTGATGCTTAGATTTTTCTGTACCTGTATATGAGATATTCTCTTGTTTAGTATCTTCCATTTGATATGGCTTATAGATACCAGAAAGAACCTTTAGTTCTTCAAGTTGTTGCTCAAGGCTAATGTTTTCTTTTAGCATGAGTTATTCCTCGCTTAAACTTTCTCAAGTCACCAGTTCTTATACTATTAACCAAACGCTTAGATAAATCTACCGCAATCTGCTCATCAAATTCACGGTGTATGAATTCAATAAGGTTTATTGCACCAGAAATAATATGTTCGCCCTTTTGTTCAACAAATCTCTCTGGCTCATTCTTAGAAATTGCCATAGAGTTTAGTTCTTCAAATAGACTTTTGCGTGGTTTCTTAGTCATTTAATTGGTCTCCAAGAGATAATTCTCTATCAACAGTATTTATCAATTATCATCAAATGGAGTAGACTTTTTTGTTCTCAACATTGCTCTCAGGTCTTTTGAAGCATCTGTCTTCTCCGGTGGTATAGCGGAATCACTAGTGTCAGTAATACTATTCTTTCTTTTTAATGAATCCATAACTTTTGAGGTTTGTGAATCTTGTGTTCCTACTGCTAAATCATCATCTTCTAAATCTGAATCACTAATTCTAAGACTATCTCTGTCAAATACTAGATTTATTTTAGAACCAACACCACTTGAACTTCTGGTCTTCAATAACTGAAGTTGATATTGTCCACGTTCTCTCATCGCATTACTCGTAAAGATACCAATCACATTATCAGCAGTTTGAATTTTAGAGATACCACCAGCAATATGAGAGTGGTCAAACTCAATTTCTTCTACTGCTGAACGATTTAACTGTGAAGCAGTCACCACAACTGTCTGTGATTCCATAGCAAAGTTACGAATTTCTTCTGTGACATATTTGTCTTTAATAAACAAGTCACCTGGATTAACTTTCTTAGTTGCAGGCATCAATAAGTCTAAGTAGTCAATGCATATACAATCTACATTTTTTCCTGTTACAATTTGAAGTTCTTTTAGATAAGCACGGACATCATTGATTGTTGAACCTGAAGACATATATTTAATTCTAAGCATACCAGATTTCTTACCGATAGTCTTCACTTTCAACTCAACATCATCTAGTTCTTTAAATATTCGTCTAGTGCTTTTATCAGTTGCCATCGCATCGATACGCATTGCTGATAATTCTTCTGACAATTCTAAAGTAAGATAGACAACATTCATACCGGCTTCTGCCCAGTTCAATGACATATTCTGCATAAACAAAGATTTACCAGAACCAGAACCACCAGCAAAGATAGTTACTTCGCCTCGATTAATACCACCATAAAGTTTATCATCTAAGTCTTTCCAACCTGTAGTGATTTGCCCATTATTATCTTTAAGCATTTCAAGTCTTTTTCTCGGGTCATCAAAATAGTCTGTACCTAAAGACCTTGCTAATCCAATCTGAACTGCATCTTTGATAGTTGTTTCTACTTCACCATATTTGCCTTCTTCGAGCAAGTCAGCACTATTAACGATTGCTCGTTCAATTGCTTTGTGTCTACAGAATGTTTCAAACTCATCAACAAACCAATCACTATGCTTTGCTATGTCTTCTAGTAATTCTATCTCTTGGCCAGTTTCTGCTTTAATCTGCTCAACAGTTGGCATAGTAGAATATTCTTCACTATAATTGATTAGATATCCAACGATATCACGGATTGGTCTATCGAAATGCCTATTATCAATAATGCCCATTACTCTAGTGAATAACTGAGGGTCTGTTAACATAAATTGAACAAACAATTTCTGCAAGTCGGGTGAGTAGTTTTTGACTTCTGACATTTAGTTTCCTGGAAAGTTTATACTATTATACAAGTTTTTTTACTCTTTGTCAATACTAATATGTTTCAATTAATGTATCTGCAATACCGTGTTTAACTGCTTCTTCAGGAGTTAACCAATGGTCGGTCTTTGGTGCAAGTAAATGTTTACGAATATAATTCTCTTTCTTTCCAGTACATTTGATATAATGTTCCATCAATTTTTGATTTGTCCATTCCATGTGAGCATGTGCATCTAACATATCATGGTACTGGCCTTGAGTTCCACCACTAAATTCATGTGACATAACTGCCGTATTCTGTGTCAGATATCTATGCCCTTTTACACCAGACATCATAAGCATAACACCACAGGATGCAATTGACCCCATTCCGTATGTGTAAACTGGAATACGAGATTGTTTAATAACATCAATAAGATGCATACAACTATCTACGTAACCACCAGGAGAGTTGATATATAAATGAATAATTTCTGGTGCCTTATCTGTGGGCATCAAATTATATTCCATTATCATTTTTACTAATGGCATACAGTTATCTTGGTTAAATTCTTTGTCCATATGTAACACACCATTTTCTCTTAAGAATTCTCCAGGTTGTTTTGGTGGAGTTGGTGGCTGTGGCATAGGAGGCATCGGTGGTGGTGTCGGCGCTTCTTTTGGCTCTGGTATCACGTTAATTTTTATTTCTTTATTTTTCATATTGTATTAATGCTCCTGCTTTACATTATGCGTGTTTTTACACTTATTTTTGTACTGTTACTTATACGACCATCAATAATCGATTTCAGAGTATATAATTTTCCGTACTCTTTTACTGAATCTGCCGCATCTTTAATATGTTCTTGCCAAGTTGGAAATGAAACACTCCAACCATTTTCTTGTGCCTGATATATCAACTTCTTACCAGCGTTATCTCTGTCAGGACATACGATAACTTCCCCTTTGAACTGATTAATGTAATCAATCTGATTCTGTGATGCTTCGTTGCTCATTATTGCAACACAGTCTAAGACTGCCGCATCTATTGTTCCTTCAACTACAATCAGATATTCTTTATCTTCTCTAATCTTATCAGAATTGTATAAAAAATTCTTTGGTTGCTTCGTCATATACTTAGACTCTGATTTGCCTGTAAAGTCTCTGCCTGTGTAACCTACAATTCTATCACCTTGTGTGAATGGAAATATGATTCGATTTTTAAATCCAAACGAACTACTCCAATATGTATCAACAAAATCATAAACACCTCTATCAAGTAGATATTTTGCCGCCATAATCGCACCTTCAGGTGGGGTATCTTTATTTAGTATATCATCCAATGTTTCGGAATTTTCAGGTAACTCCATTCCAGGAAATGATGGTATTCTTGTAGTTTGAGTTTTTGATTTAAACACCCACGGACCTTCTGATAATTCTTTTTCTCGGATACTTTCAATCTGTAGTCTTTTTATCTCACTTTCA